ATTCTTATCATTATTGAAGGTGCGTAATAAATCCTCGATTATCTTACGTTTGTCATCAGGTAGCTTCATTATTTCGTCTGCCACTTTTAATTTTGCCTCAATAACTTTATCTTGTTTTGATTTCTGATCATCATTTGTCCTTGTGAGGTCATCAATATAAATCTCATACATTTCAGCGATCTTATTTAACATTTCTAAATCAGGTTCTCTTGTTCCGTATTCCCAATTCGCATAAGTGCTGCTTCGTTTTAAACCCAACTTTTTAGCTACTAAAACCTGAGACCATCCTCTTTTTTCTCGTTCTTCTCTTAGGCGATCCCCTAAAATTGACATGTTACACCTCCTAATGATATATAGTATCACTCTTACACAAAAATAATAATAAATTACACGAAAAGTGTATTGACTTACACTTTAAGAGTATGTATTATAAAAGTATGAATTACACAAAACGAGTAATGAGGTGACGAAATGAGAAAAAAACTCAGACAACTTAGAAAAGATCGTGGCATTAGTCAAACTTTTTTAGCTAAGAAACTCGGTTTTAAGTATACCAGTGGGTATAGCAATATTGAATACGGAACTAATAGACTAAGTTATGAGCAAGCATTAACAATTGCAGGAGTGTTTAACGTTGATGTTAATGAACTTACAGAAGATGAAACGAGTTTTTTTGAACAAAAATTACACGAAACGAGTAAAAAACAAACTGCCTAAGGGGTGAATATGTATGACAACGCTTAAGCCTTTTGATTTTGAAGGAATTAGTGTCCGAACAATCTTAAAAGATGGTGAACCTTGGTTCGTTTTAAAAGATGTTTGCACAATTCTCGAAATCGGCAATCCGAGTGACGTTAAATCTAGACTTGAAGATGGGGTCGTTACAATCGAGGGCATACCGGATTCACTTGGTAGGACGCAGAGTGCGGCGATTGTAAATGAAGACGGATTATACGACGTAATATTAGACAGCCGAAAACTAGAAGCAAAGAAATTTCGCAAATGGATAACGAGTGAAGTTATACCAAGTATTCGCAAAACCGGAGGTTATATACTTCCGCAAACGATGCCTGAAACTCTTAGGTTACTAGCTGCTGAGATTGAAAAGAACCAAGCTATTGAAGCAGAAAACAAACAACTCGCAATTGAAGCAGCTGAAAAGGATCAAAAGCTGAAAGAACAAGCAACACCTGTGGCAATTTATAACCTAGCAATCTCAGCTCACAATACCATGTCTATGCAAGAAGTTGCTAAATCCTTAGGCACAGGAAGAACAAAGCTTTACCAAATCCTAAGAGAAGAAGGCATCATCATGAAAAACTCTACATTACCATACCAACGATTTATTGATGCAGGATATTTCAAAGTGACCGAGAGACCTAGAGCCAGCGGCGATGTCATTGTAAATGATCCAGCCACTCGCGTTACAGCAAAAGGGTTTGATTATATTGCGAGATTAATGAAAAGAAGATTAGAGACAGACCAATTAAAGAAGGAAGCATAATCTCTTGTTTACATTACACATTAATACAATTCAATTTTGCACAACCAATTTCCTGCAATAGGAGGCACATTATGAAATCAGCGAATATTGAGGATCTACCACAAGTATTAACAGCCCAGCACATTGCAGACTACTTATATCTAGCGCGCAACACAGTCTACGAACTGTTCCAACTGCCGCCAGATCGTGGAGGCATACCGAATTTCAACGTTGGAAAGTCTCGTCGAGTTGTTAAGACAGATTTCATCGGATGGATCAATAAGCAACGACAGCAACAGGATAAAGTCGCACAACGCCGCATTGACTACATCGAAACTGGAGTACGGTCCATTTCATAAGGAGGACAGCATGGAGAAAAAACAGCCACACAATCCTGGACTATCTGATAAAGCGTGGGACAAGTTTCACAAAATGTTAGCGAAAACAAACATTAAATACGCTGACCAAATCAAAAATGGGAGAACGAAAGGGGAGAAAAAGAATGGCTAAAAAACTGGAAGAGGTAAGAAAGCTGGCTGTAGTTAGAACTATCAGACCACCAGCACCAATGACACCACGCTGCGGATGCGGAAAGCCTGCTGACTACGAAGTGTATGAGCACCACGAACCTCACTGTCGTGATTGCATGCTGGATGCTGTGGACTGCTCAACCTTCATCGTAGTGAGACGCATCGGGGGTTATGGGGATGCAAGCTAATACGGATCCTCGTTACCCACAGCCAACACAGTTCATCGTTGATACCGCAGACGGAAGACACATGCAATGGCCAGCTTACGACTATGACGATCTGCTTAGAACACTCCACTTTTACGGACACACTCCAAAGAAGATCCTGCCACTGAGCGAATACGAGGCTGAAATAGCCGCAAAAGAAGCGCAAGAGGATTTGATCTACCAATGGCAATTGGAGTTAGAAAGAGAGCTGAAAGAATCTGCTTAAAACGGTAGCTGACATTTTAGAGCATTACGGAAAGGAGACGAAAGGGGATGATCACAAACAGACAGACATTCCTAGAGCTTGCGAAGATAGCGAATGCGCGAGGGACGTTGAATGAGACGCTGCTTAGAGTGTACTTGATGAACATGGCGAGAGCCTATAGACGAGAACAGGCAGCCATTGCAGTGGCCGCCCGAGAAAGACTGTTTGAAAATTAATGTACAGAAATCATATCACGAATTAGGGAGGAATGACAGATGCAAGCATTACGCTTAGTAAACACTGAGGACCTGGAGTATGACGAGTGGTTGGAGTGGCGGCGTAGTGGAATCGGTGGTTCGGACGTTGCTGCTATCTGCGGACTGTCCCGTTATAAATCAGCCTTGGAAGTGTACCTTGATAAGCTTGGAGAGATTCCACCTGTACCAGATAACCCAAAAATGAAAGCTGGCCGGATGCTTGAACCTTTAATTGCAAAATGGTTTGAAGAAGAAACCGGGATTAAGGTCCAGGAACAGAAATGGATATTCCAGCATCCAGAACACCATTGCATGCTTGCGAACATTGACCGCTGGGTTCCAGGAGAGAATGCCGGGCTTGAAATAAAAAACACTGGAGAATATTCGCGGAATCACTGGTTTGATGGGAATTCAGAGGTTATTCCAACAGAGTACCAATTACAAGCTAATCACTACATGGCTGTTACTGGCGCGGACAAGTGGTATGTAGCTGTACTTATAGGTGGCTGGGACTTTCAGTGGCGAGTAATTGAGCGTGATGAAGATCTGATTAACAGCCTTATCTCGATAGAAGAAAACTTTTGGAATTTCCATGTGAAGGCAAAGGTTCTACCAGGAGTTAAAGCGCAGGACACTAACCTGATGAATTACATGTTCCCTCGTAGCGCCTCTACAAGCGTCAATATAAGCGAAGTCTACTATGACCTTGTAAATAGACTACTTGTTACTAAGACAGCCTTAAAACAGGCTGAGGAAGACCACGAGGACGTGAAAAACAAAGTTAAGCAGTTGATGGGTGAAAATGAGCTAGCAATATGGAAAGATGAAAAACTTTGTTCTTGGAAAACAAACGCACGCGGTAGTCGCGTATTCAAAATATTAGGAGGAAATTAACAATGAATATGGTAAAAGCACCAACGAATCAAAGTGGATTAGCAGGAACGTTAGGACAAATAGCGACAGGCGCACCAACCAAAGGTAAAACCATCAATGACCTGTTCGAACAAATGAAACCAGCTATTGCACAGGCTATCCCTAAACACTTAACTCCTGATCGTCTCCTTCGAATTGCTACAACAAGTATTCGCACTAACCCTAAACTAAAGGTTTGCTCGCCAGAAAGTCTTCTAGGAGCCGTTATGCAGTGTGCCCAATTAGGACTTGAACCATCTATCTTAGGTCACGCTTACCTCATTCCTTATAAGAACAAAGGCGTGGACGAATGCCAGTTCCAGATTGGTTACAAAGGACTGATTGAGCTGGCGCGCCGCACCGGACAGATTAGCAGCATCATGGCGCAGGCTGTTCACCAGAATGATGAATTTGAATATGAGTACGGAATTAATGAGAAGTTGAAACACGTTCCTGCAGATGGTGATCGTGGTCCTGTAGTGAAGTATTACTCTTATGCCAAGTTCAAGGATGGCGGTTACTCATTCATGGTCATGAGTAGACAGGACATCATGATTCACCGGGATAAATTCAGTAAGGCAAAGAACTTCGGGCCATGGGTTGACCACTTTGACGAGATGGCGAAGAAGACTGTTCTTAAATCTCTAATGAAATATATGCCGATAAGCGTTGAATTCCAACGTGCAGTAGATCAGGACGAAACAACCAAATACTTTGATTCTTCTGCTGAAAATATGAGCGAAATTGTGGACGTTACAGATTGGAAAGATGTTACTGAGGAAACGACAGATACCACGGTTGATCCTAGTCAAGGTGAGCTACCCTTCTAACAGAGGGTAGTAGTTAACGGAGTTTACGAAGGCACCCACGCGCGCGTAAAAACTATTGGAGTTATAAGGAGGAAGCATAAATGAGTAGAGAGATTAAGTTTCGAGGAATGGACGTATACGGAAATTGGCACTACGGAAATCTAGCAGTCTTACCAGAGGATGTGCGGCACCTGAAAAAAGGCCATTACATTTCCAATGAGGCAGGACTCCCGTTTGCGTACCAAGTACGACCTGAGACAGTTGGGCAATACACCGGACTAAAGGAAATGTACGAAGGGGACAAACTAGAAATAACTCTTAATTTTGAATACAGAAATGATGTAGTAACCGATGTTATTGATTTTAGATATTACATGTGGGGTTGTAATGATTGGTCGCTGAATGAACTTTTTGACTATGAGAAAAAAGGCGAATTGAGTTTCAAGGTAGTAGGTAGCATCCATGAACCGTGACACAGTTATCCAACAAATGGACAAGCACCTAGAAGTCTGCAAAACGTGCCCGAAGAAACTGGACAAGCGATGGGCGCACCCATCCTATAACCGACTACAAAAGCATTGCAACGAAAATTGTCCTACGGGCAAGGAGCTACGCAAAGTCGCTGATGATCTCGATCAGATCGTGAAGGATAAACGCAAAAAGAAGGGGATGAGCGCATGACCAGTGCAGATTATGAAAAGTTGGCTAGACGTGAGATAGCGGAGAACGGCAATGTATCACCTTCACTTGCTATCAAGATGCTGATACACATGAAATCACTTGAAACTCCAAGAGTGCAGATTGATAAGCGGCTGCTGGATCGGAGCTATGGAATTCCAAAGGGTTTTAAGCCATACAGAGAAAGGATAGTGAACGCATGAAAGCAGAGATTGCAATGTGGAAAGAGTTCATCACCGTATATACCACAGCCTTAGCAGAGGCAGAGAAATACGGTGATGTGGGTGGGATCGAGTGGAATAAGCACATGATCCACTTTTACACGGAGAAGATTGATGAAGCTGAGAAGTTGAGCGCTTAATCCTTTTTCTTCTCATTCATATAGTTGCGGAGGATGACGTTAATCATCGAGCTTACAGAACGATCATCCTTCACAGCTTCTGCACTTACAAACTCAAAAACCTCAACATCTAACGTGATTGATAACTTTTCTTTATTGGTTTGTCTCACCATATAAATACACCTCAAAAAAATTATAGCATTTTATCCGATATTCCAAACATTTATCTTGCAAAGTAGGATAAAGTAGGATAAAGTAAGATTATCAGATGGCGAACGAGAAAGGATGGACAACATGGACACCAAAACAAGGTTTTACTATCACGAATGGACGAGCACGGAGGACGCGCGTTTGACCACGATCATGCTCGATGGTATGCGTGACCGTAAGAAGGTGCTTGAACTGTTCTGCGAAGCGTCAGACCAGCTACAACGTACCGCTAAATCCTGTCAGAACCGTTGGTATGAGATCCGCGCGGCTAAAAATTCGAAAGCTGTTTAGGCGGTGATCATATGGCTTACATCGGAATTGACAGGAACATCGTGAACCATTGGATATACAAAGATTCGGAATACTTCATTACATGGTTTGAAATGATCTACCGAGCCAGATATTCGAAAGAACCTGGACAAGAGACGATCGAAGGAAAAAAAGTAGTAATGGAATACGGTCAATTCATTTTTGGTCGTACTAAATGGAGTGAGAGATTAAGGATCAGTGAGCGAAGGCTACGGACATTGATAGATAGGTTATTACGGGATGGAATGATCACTCTTGTATCAAAGTACCCCAAATTCACAGTCTATCAAATAGTGAATTATGAAAAATATAACTCGCCGGAATCTCGCCAACATCTCGCCAACATCTCGCCGGAAAACGACCAGCACAGCGACCATCAAGAACCCTTAGAGCCAGAATGGTTTGAGCGTGATAACGACCATCATAAAAGCCAGCAACCGACCAGCAACCGACCAGCAAACGACCAGCAAGTGACCACAAAAGAAGAAGGTAGTAATAAGGGTAAGAAGGTTAAGAAAGAATCTATTAAAACATATACACCCGAATTCGATGAATTCTGGAATGTGTATCCTAGGAAACTTGGAAAAGTTGAAGCCTTTAAAACATGGACAAAGGTAATCAAGAACGGTGAATCATCAGAGATCATTATCAAGTGCGCTACGAACTACGCAACGGACTGCGAGAACAAACAGACGGAGCAGCAGTTCATAAAGCATCCAAAGACCTTTTTAAACGATGAGAGATACAAAGATTACACTTTGATAGCTGTTGGAGGTGGTAACGGTGGAAAGTATGGGACAAGTTATGCAGGGCCTTCTGAAGCGAGTCGAAAAGCTGCGAGCAGAGGCTCAGAACGATTCATTGGAAGTCCCGGAAGTGAATCAGGACTTACCACAGATGAAGTTAGAAAGCTCGCCAGTAATTTCGAATGAAGGTTGTCCCAGATGCAACTATACCGGGACCATCAATTCATTCAGGTGGGAACAACCAGATGGTTATCCTATTTCGATCCAAATAGCTGTCGTCGAAAATTGTTCCTGCCACGAAGAACGAATGTTTAAGAAGTACAACGCATCGGAGACATTCAACACCAAGGAACGAGGATACACTTTCAAAACAGCAACGATCGATAATATGAATCGCGAACAGTTCGGTAAAGCCATCGACTTCGTAAAAAACATAAAAAAGCACTTGGAAGACGGAACATGGCTATACATCTTCGGTGATGATGCGAGAGTAACAGAGGTATCTAGAGAAAAAGGAGCTATCCTAAACGCTTACGGTACCGGAAAGACATATCTCATGCAGTGTATGGCTAACGCATTCTCCCTACGCAAGATTCCAGCCATCTACGTGACCGAGGAACAGCTTTTCAACGATATTAAGTCTACTTATAGCAGGGACAGCGAAGAGAGCGAGGACGAAGCCCTACAGCGGTATTACAGCGTACCTATTCTTATGATCGATGATATCTTTACCGCATCTTACAAAGAATGGGGCGAAGGGAAGCTTTACAGCATCCTGGACGAGCGTATGAAGAACGACAAAGTAACGATCATGACCAGCAACTATTCACTAGGACGCATACACGAACGCTTGAAGATAAACGGTGGGAAGATTGGCAGCCGCATAAAAGGACAAGCCGAACAAATTGAAATGTTAGGACCGGATCGCAGAACTCTTAGTAAGAGTGAGTCGGCTTAAATAAGAGAGGATGGATGAAATGTACAACGAACTGGATGAAAAATTATCAAATTATACAGATAGTCTTCTGGAAAGAGCGGATGGATACCGGAATGAAGGAAAAACAGAGTTAGCCCATGAGGTGATGCAAATTTTGAACGAGATTCTCATGATTCAAGGTGTAATATGACAAAGCCTATCGACGACTACGACCTATACGACGAAGACTTCCGGGAATGGTGGCGGCGCGGACTAGAAGCATTTGGTATGGATCCTAGCATTGCAGATGCAGAAGAGGAGGAAGCAGCCTAATGCGAAGAGTGCGACCCATGAGAATCCTATGTAGACTATTCGGCCACAAGTACGACTACAACATGCGGAGATGGCACAAACGGTGTAAGCGGTGTGGGAAGACGGCGTTGTAGGGGAACCAACAATAGAGAGGAAGATGAACAATGAAAGTTAAAATCGAAGACATCTATGCTAATGGAGAGTTTAAAGGCACGCTTTATGTCGAGTCAGATGAACGTCAATACATGCTAAACGAGTACAACGGTAATTTGGACAAAGAGGGACGAGCTACGTACAGAACACACGGTTATTATCCATCAGTAGAAAGCGCACTCCAAAAGGTTCTAAAGCTACGCATCAGTAAAAGTACAGCCACAACGCTCCATGAGCTTATAGCAGACGTTGAAAGTATACGGGAAGAGATTCGGACAGCGGTACAATTTTAACGCCACAACGGGGCGTATAGAAGGTGAGAGGGTGAAGGGAATGGGAGAAAGACAACTAGCATTTAGACAAGCGGTACGGACTTTCAATGATCGCCTTGGTGTTGATCACACTGAGCTTTCAAAAAATGTTGATTCTCAAAAGATAGCACGCAGTAATTTGGATAAAGAAACCTTGCGGCTTCGTGAAAAGTTTGGTATTCAGGCCGAAGGCCATCAATCGACAGAATCCGCTCAGGCGCAAGCCGGTAGCCGTATAGGGGGTTCCTATGAGTAAACTAACAGAGATACAACAACGAGCAACGGAAACAATGGTAAACACGAGGAACAATAGTTGGAGCGTATTAGACGATCTGCTGAATGATGTATTTTATCTAATTAGACAGGTAGAAGAAAAGGACAAAGCCCTAAATGAAGCGGTAGAGATTTTGAAAAACATACAAGACCTTATCCATCTGGTACAAACGGATGTAGAGATAAACAGCCCTGCAAGCAACACGGCAAATCTAATAACACGTAGTATTATCGTCACACTTCAAAGGATCAAAGGAGACAAAGAAAATGAATGATCCGAGTTGCAAATACTGTGATGACACGGGATACATCGGTAGTCCACTTGAGTTCAATCAAACTCCATGCACAGACTGCAAATTGTGGTGGGAAAAAGTGAAATCGCCCGTAAAGCCCTTAATACATCCTCTAACAACGAAGGAGAGAGACGATATGACACCAGAACAGATAGAAGGTTTAAAAAGAATAGCTGAAGACGGAAAAACTGTATTTGAAAGCAATGTTGTGAAATCGTTGCTGGCTGCTCTAGAAGAGTCACAACAAAGCGCAAAAAATTGGGAAGAAAGCTATCTATCACTTCACGAAAAATTCAGGGAGAAGCGCACAGAGCTTGCAGAGGCACAGCAGACCATAGCCCAGCAACGAAAAGCGCTGGAACGAATCTTGAATTGTACAGGAATCGGATATGAAAGCGCATGGCGTACATCCCTTTTGATCGCAAAAGAAGCGCTCGGGGGAAATAAGGAAGGGAGCGACAAGGCATGACACAAGTAAAGGATAAGACAGACCAGCATCTTAACATGGTGCTGGCGGAGTTGATGGGCGTAAAGATTGATTTCAGCGAAGGAATTTATCAGTTAACTCTCTCAGATGGAAGTAGCACTCACTTCTTAAGAAAAGATGAAGTATACAAAGCGTGGGAATTATCAACGAACTATGCCAGCGACCCTGCCGCCTCTCTAGAGGTACAGGCAAAAGCGATAGAAGTAGATGCAGATGAATATGTTCAAAACCTCGCAATCGTAAAATGGGGAGAGCCAGATGAAGATGTGGAAGACACAGCAGTTTGGAACAAAACGATGCGCTATTCGATAGCAGAACTTCTCACCGCCAGCCCCCGAGAGAGGGCAGAGGCGGCATATATCACGCTACAGGGGGCGAAAGGGAATGGATAAAGTGTCGTTCTCCTATGAATATGCGAGACCATGCATGGATTGGTACGAATGGATTCGAAAAGAGATCAAACCGGATGATTACTATTATTTCCGAATTGAACGAAGATTTGGTCCTTCGTGGTGGTTGATCGGGATGAACCCAGTTAAAAAGCCTTCGTATCATTGGAAAGACGAGGATATAAGCGAAATAAAGGAACCAGATTTAAAGAGGTTTATCGAGTGGGCCAAAACAGAAAGAGGAAGCAGGATCATTGAAGTAAAGGCGATTAGTAGTGACTTTAATATAATCGAGGAAATAGCGAATCTCATAGGCCGTCAGGCCACCGTAACGACCGAATAGGCGTGAGCCGTAAGAGATCATTCAGATCATTAAGGGAGTAGGAGTATCCCTCCTCTCCCAAAGGAATAGTAGGCACAAACTATGAAGGAGTGAAATAGATGGATAGTAGACAGGCTTTGACTCTAATCAAACAAGAGTTTGAAAAAAACCTTAAAGACGGATTGTTAAATCTACAGGTTAAATGGCTTATTGATCGGGCTGAAACACTTCAAATAATCGCAAATCGTTGGATTGAAATTGAAACAAATGGAACAAAAGAAGAAGCTGATGACTTCTATACTTTTGTCCAAGATACGCTAACAAATAACCACTAGGGGAGGAAGCCCAATGACACAAAGGGACTGGCAAAAGGATATGGACACTTGTGTGAAACTTAAAGAGTGGCACGAAAACGATTGGATGACAGGAACAGAAGAAGGAACGGGAATATGGATAATACACGAAGTAATGCCAGATGAACCATGTCAGTATGTGGCTGAATGTGAGAATGAGCTTGTGGTTGATTTTATCATGACAGCACATGAAGCCCTTCCCTACTGGCTCCAAGAAGCCAAAGAGCGGGGAGAACGGGAACAACGGCTGAAAGAAGAAATAGAAAAGGTTGTAAAGGATATACTTCCGTGGGGAGATGCGGAAACAGCTATAGAAAAGGCAATAAATCACTTTAAGTATTTATCATCCACCCCACTTTACCCAGATACCCCAGCACCCAAGGAGGAAGATAACCAATGACAGAGCTAAAGGATTTCGACATTGCTGATATCGACGGCTGCGAGTACGTATACAGCAGTATATGCGGAAAGACACTCATTTCTTGGGACCGTGACTTTGACGGCTACGAGACAGGCAAGGTGCGAGTTATCTATGCGGATGGATCTGGCAGACCAGTAACGGTTGAAGAAGCGCAGATCAAAATAGAGTTGGGAGAATGGAAGGTGTATCGCAAATGACTCTCACAAGGAAAGAGATACTGGCGATGGAGCCTGGATATTATTTGGATGCTTTAATCGCTGAAAAAATAATGGGATGGACAAAGTTTGGAATACGAGAAGACGGTTCGCACAACGGTTGGAATGCACCATACGGTTATAGTTCATCAGCAATGGGATATTCACAAATAATATCCGCAGCATGGGAAGTAGTAGAGACATTACAAATTTCACATATGTACACAGACATTAGAACATGTGCGGACTTTTATGAAGTATGGATAACGATACCGCCGTTTCAAGAAGAAGTGGAACGAACGGAGACGGTGGCATCTCCAAAACTACCGGAAGCAATCTGCAAGGCTGCATTATTGGCTGTACTTAACTTATAAGGGGGCTGAGACCCCAATCAAAGGAGACGATACACGATGGGCAGAGTGATTAAGTTCCGGGCGTGGGATAAGAAAGATAAAAAGATGGTATCACATGACAAGTTGTTTCGTCTTGATTGCTCTAATGAATACCCGTTTCTTCCATTGTTAGAAAATAGGTACAGCAATTCTATTAATCCGTTTGATGTTGAAATTATGGAATACACCGGACTAAAAGATAAGAACGGACGAGATATATACGAAGGTGATCTCTTGAAGGATGATGCTGGAATCGGAGAAGTTGAATGGGTTCAGGAACATTGTTCATTCATGATCTTTACGAGAGAACCAAGCTTTTATTATAACTTGGAATCTGATGGTCAACTGAAAGTGTCAGAAGTCATCGGCAACATCTACGAGAATCCAGAACTACTAGAGGTATAAGGGGGAGAAGAGGATATGAACTGGATCAAGCAACTATTTTGCAGACACGACTATCAGCCACATACCAAACAAACCAAGTTTCAAAATCTCAGCGGAGATCGGATCTATCACATATGCATCAAATGTGGAAAGCACAAGGGATCAGAGTTTAGAAAACATTAAACAATCTGAAAGCGAGGAATCAATTATGAGTAGTGGAATCAAACGTCATCGTCGTATATCCCCTATGCCAGTAGTATCCAGTTTTCCACCGCCGAATCGGCAGACAGTACACAGTGAAGTCACCACATACATGCTTACACCTGAAGAACTCGCAGCGGTCATAGAGAAGTATGGTCCACCATCACGACCTATGGGAAGTTACTCCAGTATCGTTACTCCACCAACTAGGCAGAAGGGAGGTGGTCACGCTGGTAAAATTCGAGATCAAGGTAAAGCCAATGGGCGCGGTAAGAATGACTCAAAAGGGGAAGTGGAAAGACGAGAATGCCCAAAGGTATCTGGCTTATAAGAGAATTTTGGGATATGAAGCCAAGAAGCACATCAAGAAGCCATTACTACAACCGATTGTCATAACTGCGGACTTTTACTACAAACTGCCAAAGAGAACGAGTAAAGCCAATCGACAACTAGCAGAAGAAAGAAAGTATAGACCAGTAGTGAAACCGGACATCGACAATGCCGCTAAAGGTGTGATGGATTCACTTAATAAAATAGCTTACCTGGATGATAACCAAGTAGTCGGACTCATAACAAATAAATATTATTCAGACGAACCGAAAATAGTGGTAACTATCGAGGAGTGGATCACATGATGGCGGCATGGATCAACCTTGGCACCAGTTACGAGCTTGTGAGCGAATACGGAGCCCGTGTAGGCACTCTTATAACGTTGGACAAGCAAATACATCACCGCAACCTAAAGTCGCTGTATGATCCTCCTATTGGCTTTAGAGTAGATAAGTTTAAATTCGTGGAAAGGAGACTAGTTAAGAGAATATCAGCGTGAAATAAAGTTGGAGAAAAACGTAGAAATCAAGAGATAATAGTACAATAATGGTAGTAAATATAGTATAATATAGGTAATAATCAATAATTTGAACGTATACGAGACGAGAGGACTGATTTTGTGAATATTTATGAAATGACGTTGCAGGAATTAAGAGATTACAAGGAGATTCTAACGCAGACTAATCAATCACAAGACGAAATCAACCGAGTCTCTAACCGAATCGCTGAGCTGGAACTTGAAGAACAGGGTAAAGCTGAGGAATTGCAAGTAGTTACGGCAGAGGCTGCGAAGTTTATGGACAGTCTGGACTTTGGTGGAGACGATCCAAAGGACTTATTTATTAATTACTCTGAAGAAAAGGCGATTTCGTCCTATGAATACGTGAATGCAGTTATACAAAACGCTGTCGTAGAAATGAAGAAAGTAGACTTGCTGAGAATCAAGGAACTGGAATCATCTAATGCGGCGTTGCAGGAGAAATTTAATCAGTCTGAGGAAGCAAACGAATCCCTTAAGTATATTGTTGATAACGCTAAACTTGATATCAATGACGCGATCAGCAAACGTGATGCAGCAGCCAAGGCGCTGGATGAAGCTAATGCAGAAATCGCAAGATTGAATGGTCATTTGGAGGATCTTCGTAAGGAAATTGCAATCGGGGCTGCTAATGCCGCTAAAGTTGTTGAAGTGGATGTTATGTCAGCGCGTGAAAAGTTGATAGAAGAACGTAAAAAAGAAGAAGAAGCTAAACCTGTTATCTACAACCTGCGGTGGGAAGATGATATCAAACGGACTCATTACCTTGCAGAACTTGCGAAGAACGATGAAACTATTCGGTTTAAGTATTTAGAGAAAGGGAGATACCGGGTGGTGACCAGCGAAGAAGCGCCTTCGTTTCGCGCCGCCTACCTCGAAGAGCAGAAACGTAATCATGAGGATATGGCACAACATAGCAGTGTGGAGGACGAGCCAGTAACGGTTACAGCCTTTCGTGATGAAGATACCAACGGCGCAACCAGTGGATTGGATCAGGCAGACACTAGTGGCGAAGTGGCAAGATCGAATGTTGAAAAAAGACTTGAAGCGCTTGAGTTAGCGGTATTTGGATCAGTGAGGGAGGTAGCTTAGGCTACCTTTTCTCCTAAGGAGGGGTATAGATGATAAAAGAGCTGCAAATGACATACGAATACTTGCCAAAGATAAGTGGTGAAGAACAACGAGAATTATCTGTGTATGCCAGCTCAGAGAAAGAATTCTATTTAGAAATGACGATACGAGCAACTACGCAGGTATTTAGGGTTAAAGAAAAAATCACAGTTGAACTTTATGAAATGTCAAATTTTGAAATAGAAAAATCAATTATTAAAAGCATGTGCGTTAAGTTTGGAAAAGGATCTAAAGATAAATGAAGATAGGCGATAGAGTACGTCATAAGTCGGGTAACAAGGGCACAGTAATACGAATATCAAATCCATGGGTATTTGTAGCATTAGACGGAATGAACGTAGGTATACCATACAGCGTTGAGAGTTTAGAAGTAATCGAAGAGGAGGGAGAACATGGACAGTAACCAAGTTATTGAATTGCTGAAGAACTTTAGATCATATGATTATGCAGCTAACAACTGTCATAGAGATGAATCAATTATATTGCCAAAAGTGTACAGTGAGCGTAGACGCAATAATAATTCGTGGGATGAATATCGTTATAATCGAATTGTAAACGTGGTTAAGGGCGCAATAGAAGAAGTGCTTAACGATGATCATCGTACAGTTATTATGCGTAAGTACCTGGACAGAAACACGTTGACTCTGAATGAGATTGCAACTGTCCTGCATAAAGATCGAACAACGGTCGGAAGATGGCATACAGAAGCAATCAAGAGGCTCACAATAGCATTACAACCATTGACCGAGGATGAACGGGAAATCAATAACTTTGACCACATGTTCGAACATGGTTGGGAGTACAAAGAACCAGCGTAATTGCCGCATTAATGCTCACAAATGCAACTAAGTAAATGATAGAATTGTAGTATAAGAAACGTGGGCATGGGCGGTTGATGGCTGGATGCGCAGTCACCGTCCACTCTGTTTCTTCTCACTTCACTCACTGTTCACTCCTTACTCAGCGTCGATTGCTACGGGTCGGCGCTACTTTTTTTAGCAACAGCCAAACAGCACCAGATGGATAACCAAGGATTGGGGATAGCCCGGTCGGCTGAATGGATTGCATATATTGTGCAGAATAGGAAACGCGATCCGAAAAGGTGAACTCTACACCCTGTCTGCATTTATTACTTTAGAGAATACATGGTAGAGGGTGTATATATGGATTCGTTAAACTTGAATTATTTAAGAGATGTTATCGACTCGCTGATCCCTGAATTTGACAACAAAGATATTGATGATTTCGTTGCGCGTGGTAATAAAATCGAGGATATTGTATTTGTTACTTGTGTGGATGCGATGAAAGATGTTAATAAGCTCAAAACTAAGCATGGGATACTTGAAGTGCAGTACAATAGATTCCTTGCTCCTAATGCTAATTTTCTTATGAAAAGGGTTTAGCAACAACCGCACACTACGAAGGTGACAGACTCGTTCCTAGTGGTGGTGTGGAATTGTATATATTGTGGAACGCCGCTTATAGCAACGGTTATGAGTGGTTTAACTCTCCCAAACGTGGGATAGATAGTTCCAGAGCGTAAGGTAACGATTAACTTCGTTGCCTTTTTTGTTTTCCTACGATTCGACCAAATAATCTTAGCGAAGTGGAGGCCGGATAAGGGTGAAACATTCAGACAGATGGATATACCTCTTATACACATCAATGTTTATAGCATACACAGGGATCATTTATTTAACTTACAACTGGAGGTGAAAACAATGGCAGGAGGTAGACCAAGTAAGTATTACTCGAATGTTGAACCTAAACTCCTGCTCATTGAAGCATGGTGTAGGGACGGTTTAACAGAAGCTCAGATATGCGACAACCTTGATGTGAGTCAGGATAGTTTCATCCAATATAAGAAACAGTTCCCCGAGTTGGTCGAAGTCTTAAAAAAGGGTAAGGAAGTAATCGACATAATGGTCGAGAATGCACTTCTTAAAGCAGCTCTTGGATATGAGTATGAGGAAACGAAGGAAACAGCAGATGGATATGAAAGAGCAAAGAAGGTGGCACATCCAAATACAACGGCACTTATATTCTGGCTGAAGAATCGTAAACCGAGAGAATGGCGCGATAAACAGGAGCTAGAACATAGCGGCAACATGGGGGTGCAGATCATAAATGACATCCCTCGACCAAAGTAGTACGAAGCTCTCCAATATCATCGCACCAGCATTTTATGATGTTTATTGGGATGTAGTGGACGGTAAGCACACTCACTATTGGTTATCCGGTGGGCGTGGATCAACAAAATCGTCTGCAATTAGTACATTTATCATCCTTGAGGTTATGAGCGATCCAGAAGCGAACGCCGTGGTGCTGCGGAAGGTAAAGGACACTTTAAACGATTCGGTAAAGGAACAGTTAATATGGGCCATTGAAACGCTTGGTGTTTCGCAGTATTGGGATATGCCAGAAACCAAACTGGTGCTGACCTATCTACCAACAGGACAAGAAATTCGCTTCAGGGGTGCTGATAAGCCCAAGAAGATTAAGTCCATGAAGTTCAGCCGCGGATATTGCAAAATTATCTGGTATGAAGAGTTAGACGAGTTCACGAACATGGAAGAGGTTCGTATGATCAACCAGTCGTTGATGCGTGGTGGTAAGAAGTTCACAGTGTTTTACTCTTACAACCCACCAAGAAGCGCAAACAGCTGGGTGAACACGGAGAAACAGTTTACCCGTAATGATCGCTTGGTACATCACACAAACTATCTTACAGTGCCGAGGGATTGGCTGGGTCAACAGTTCATCATCGAGGCTGAACACCTACGAGAGACGAAGCCACTAGCATATGAGCATGAATATCTTGGTAATGTCGTTGGTACTGGTGGCGAGGTATTCGATAATGTGCAGATCAGACAAATAAGTGACGATGAGATACAGGACTTCTACAACATTCGTAGAGGTCTTGATTTTGGTTATGGACCGGATCCGTTATCATACACAGCCATGCATTATGACCGAAAGTACAAGAAACTTTATATTTTCCACGAGACATACAAATACAGAATGAGCAATCATGAACTCTATTACGAACACATAAAGCATGAAAATGTGAATAACGATTTGGTTTATGTGGAATCCGCCGAACCAAAGAGTATTAACGAACTAGCTCAGTATGGTGCAAAGGTTGCTGGAGTTAAAAAGGGACCAGACAGTATCGATTATGGTATTAAGTTTCTCCAGAGTTTGGAGAGCATCGTTATTGATGATAAACGGTGTCCTGAGACAGCAAGAGAGTTCCTAACCTATGAGCTGGATAAGGATGCTAACGGTAACTTTAAATCAGGTTACTCAGACAAAAACAATCACTCTATTGACTCTGTAAGGTACGCAATGAACGTTGAGTGTATGGATTATCGTAACAGGATGAAGAATCCTGATGCGCATCCAACACCAGAAGAAGCAGTACAGCGACACATTGACAAACTGGACAGACAAGCCAAACGCAAGAAACGAGGTGATTATGCAGGATGACCACATATATCATACTGGCTGCGGTTATCGCGGCCTTATTGGTGTTTACCTATGTCCGCGAGAAAGAACATACTGCTGAACGCAGGGACTTGCTAGACCGTATACAGGCTCCAACCTTTGCGGAGTACACCAACAAGGTGATTAAGGAGATCAAGGCTGAGAAGCCAGAGGAACCAAAGGTAGTAGACGATTACATTTCATAGGAGGCAGATATGAAGAAAGTATATGAACTATCAACGGGTAGGATTAAACACTATGTAGCAGCTGAGGATGAAAAGGACGCATATAACCAAGGAACAGATCCTGAACAGTTTCCAGACATCAACTACTTACCGTTTGAGATCAATGAGGTTGTTGTGCCAGGACACACAATCAGCGTAACTGCGGATGGAGATGATCAACCTAAAGGCAGATCGAGACGTAAGGCGGATTAATAACACGCAGCTGTAAGGGGGTGATGCATTGGCTAAGAAAAAACAGCAAGACAGCGTATCGTTCGTTAAGGATAAGGCAGAGGAAGCAACGAATTGGGCTATCTTACGGCAGATACAGATTAATCGTGCATTCTACAATTCACAGCAGTGGATTAAGTACGATGGCACGAATAAGCGCGTATATGTCCCTGAACCACGACCAGGCGAAAAAAGACTTACCTTCAACAAGATCAAGCCAGCGGTGCTAACGCTGCTATCAAAGCTCTGCAAGAACCGTGTGAAGCTTGAGGTTAAGCCAGACACCAACGATACAGAGCGTATAGAGGTGGCTAAGGCTGGGTTCAAGTACCTTGGATACCAATGGGACGAAAACAGCATGGACACCCTTACGCGGCGTTTGAAGTTTCATATGCTGCTGGATGGTTTCCCAGCCCTCAAGGTATACATTGATAAGTCCAAAGGTGATGATATCGACCTCAGTGGATTAGAGGACGATGAAGAGATTGAGAATATGCCTACTAAGACAGGTAAGATCATCACTCAGGTAATTGATCAACTCTCATACAAGGTAGATCCTACCGCTGAAGCCATTGAAGAAATCAAATGGGTGATCGAAGAGCGCCCAATGGACGTTGAAGAGATCGAGGATATATGGGGCGTTGAGGTTGAGCCTGAGTCCAACATCACCATGAATCAATCATTTGAGTTTGGTGTGACAAGCGACAAAAAGAAGTACAAGAATCATGCGATGGTACGAGACTATTGGGAGTTCCCTTGTTCTAAGTATCCTAATGGTCGAAGAATTGTCGTTGCTGGTGATCAGGAACTTGAGAAATCCGATGATCCCGGTGAGCATCCGTATATTTTCTTCCCAGCTATACCTATTCCGGGTACAGCAATTGCGTCTGGTATCGTAAATGATATGACCACGCCGCAGAAGTCTTACAACATCAAGCGTACGGCTGAAGCCAAGATACTCGAAGAAATGGGTAATCCCATGTGGCTCAAGCCTGAAGGTGCTGTTGATGATGATGAACTGACGAATGAGATTGGTGGCATTGTCCACTACACGCCTCTAAATGGCTTCAAACCTGAACGTGTACAAGGGACTAGCGTGGACGCAGGATGGCAGAACGCCATGGAGAGAGATGAAGCAGACATTGAGGACATCTCAGGAGCTCATGAAATCAGCCAAGGAGCCACGCCGAAGGGTAACAATACATTAGGCGGTCTACAACTCCAAGTCGAACAGGACGAGACCAAGCTTGCTCTACTGGTGCAGTCGTATGAGGATGGTATTAAAAAATGGGGCGAGAAAGTATTGCGACTCATTAAAAACCATTTCCCTGAAGAACAGCAGCTATCAATCGTTGGTGAAAACGGACAGATTGAGGCGTTCACCTTCTCAGGTGCAGACCTAACCGGAGGCGAAGTTGTTGACGTTGTGCCGGGATCTTCGATGCCTACACTTAAAGCAGTGCAGGATCAAAAGATTATGACCATGTGGGGCGCTGGAATGTTTAACGATCCACGAACTGGATCACCTGATGTGCGTAAGGTGGTGAGAATGTTAGGCGAATCCATCGCTATTGAGTACTTTGACGATACTGAGCAGGATGAAAACAAGGCACTCATGGAAGGTAGAGCGTGGTTAAATGCTGCTAAGGATGAACAGACGGTAGCTGCAATTGCAGAGTATCAGCAAAACATGCAGGCGTACCAGCAACAAGCGCAAGAAATGGCTATGCAAGGTGTTGATGTTGCAGCTATCTTGCCACCTCCTCAGATGCCAGTGAAATTGCCGATCGTTAGAGACTTCTACGACCATGAAACTCACATTATCGTACACAATCGGTTTAGAAAAACGAATGAGTATGATGAAATGCCGCCTGAAATGCAGATGATCATCGACCAGCATGTTGCAGAACATCAACAGTACCTGATGGCTCCGCAGATCGAAGCACAGCAGCGACAACAAGCCGAACAGCAAGCACAAGCAGAGGCACAGGCGCAAGAGTCTGATAAGGAACGCCAATTCCAAGCTGAAAGCAAACAGCAAGATCACAACAATAAACTCGAGCAGGAACTTGTCAAAGGCAATCTAATGCAAATGAATAGATAGCAGGCCCATCGCAGAGCAGCGACGGGCCTTTTTCATGCAATTAAACTGTCGGGCGTTAATTAGCTATGGTCGCCGCATAGAGAAGGAGAACTACCATGAAAAGAAGATTGAAATTAGATTTACAGCTATTTTCTGATGAAACGGGCGTTGAAGTTGCACCTGCCGCCGAGGTGTCTGATGAACCACAATATGAATCTTCCGAAACGGGCGCAGAACATGAGGTTGTCGCCGAACCTGAGAAGAATGAAGGCTTCGAAAAAGCTTTTGCAAAGCGTTTAGCAGCAAAAGAAGCTGAATTAGAAGCAAAGTTTGCAGAGAAATACAAAGATTATGACACGCATAAAGAACTCAGCCAATACATGCAGGAACTCAACGGAGTCGATGCACTCACGCTGAAAGAGCAAATTGAATTGCAGAGGCTTCAAGACCGTGCAGAGAAAGAACAAGTACCACCAGAAGTGTTAAAACGCCTTGACGAGCTAGAAGAACGAGCTAAAAAGGGTGATGAGCTAGAACAACAACAAATTAAGCAGCAGAATGACAATCTATTTTGGTCACACGCTGACAAATTCGTTGCTGATAAGGATGTTTCTAAGGAAGATTTAAACAAATTCATGATCGAAAACGACATATTTGTTGATCTGAGTAACGAAGAAAGCGTAAATCGCAAGTTTGAGTTGGCATACAAAGCTATGCAACATGACAATCTGCTTCAAAAGCTTGGAAGTGCTGAGAAAGATGGCATGAAAAAGCTAATTCAAGCTAAAGGGAACATCGCAACGGTTCCTGGCAAGTCGGCACAAGGACAAGTTATATCATCAGCACCTAAAACATGGGCGGAAGCACGCGCAAGAGCGATGCAACGCGGAAATGGGGAATAGACAATGGCATTTGATTTGGCACAAGCGAACGCAGTACTGAAAGAGGATTATATCGGTCCGGTACGGGAGCAGCTTAACAACGATAACTACGTAATTAATAAATTGGTGCAAAACAAGCAAGAGGCAACAGGTAAACGATTCAACGTACCATTGCACATCGGACGCAACAACGGTATTGGTTACCGTGCAGAAGGTGCAGCACTCCCAACAGCTGGGAACCAAAAGTACAAAGAATCACTGGCAAATGTTAAATACCTGTACGGATCAATTGAGATCACAGGTCCTACCATCAAGGCTATGCGTAATGACAAAGGCGCGTTTATCCGTGCAGTAGAATCCGAAATGAAGGGTTTGACCAGAGACCTTAAGGATCAACGTGCTCGTGCATTGTTCGGTGATGGTACAGGTAGAATGGCTACTACTGCTGTGAACACAACAACAAACACATTGACCGTTGATAAGATCAAATACCTTCAATCTGGTATGAAGATTGATATCGTAACCTCCGGTGGAACAGTGTCTGTATCAGGCAGAACAATTACTGCAGTTGATAAGGCGCTTAAAACAATCACAGTGGATGGCGCTGCACTTACTACTGCTGCAACTGATTTCATTGTATTGTCTGGTGACTACAATGTTGAAGCAATGGGTGTTGGTGGTATCATGAGCCCTACATTGACACTTCAAGGCATCAACCCTGCAACAGATTCATTCTGGAAGCCGGGTATTATCAGCAACGCTGGCGTTAATCGTGCGCTTTCCTTGCAACTCATGCGTCAAGCTGCTGATACGTCTGAGTTAGATGGAGGAAAGATCGACTTGATCACTACTTCCTATGGCGTTCGTGCAGCTTATGAGGCGCTTCTAACACCAAACGTTCGTTACACAAGCCCTATGAAGCTTGAAGGCGGATTTGACGTTCTTGAGTGGGATGGACGCGCATTAGTGGTTGACCGTTACCACGAATCTAACCGGATGCACTTCATGGACATGAGCGAACTTGATCTTTATCAACTGTCTGATTTCGAATGGATGGAAGATGATAAAGGCGCTGCTCTTGCACCTGTACCTGGCTATGATAAGTACGCTGCTACAATGTTCTGCTATGAAACACTGGTTACGTACAAGCGTAATGCACACGTTGCGTTGCTTGATCTGACTGAACCAGCTGGATACACAGTCTAGACCAATCATGGAGGGGTTCATTCCCCTCCTTTTTATTTTATGGAGGTACTTATGGCTGACTATGATTACTACAATATTGAGCAACAATTGCAAGAATTGGACCCGAACATTCTACGGATTGAATTTGATTATAGTCGTGAACGACATAAAATCATCTGTTTTGACCCGTATTTGAAAGAAGAATATATTGCCATGACCGTTCCATGGAAAGAGTTGGACAGTCGTGTAGTTACTCATATGCGGAGAATTAATCCGACAAGATTCAATGCTTTCGCTGAATTGGATCAACTCATGATTATCCGTGAGATTGAGCAAGAGAAGAAAATCGAGGAAATGGCTGCAAGTATGGCTGATATGCTATACAAACCACTCTTGGCAGACGCTTTCGGTTAGGAGGTATGTAATGACATTCGGTGAAATCATCGCCCGTGTGATGCGAAACATTAATTTTGTCTACAACGATACGGACCATATAAAGAATCTGATCAACGAGGCTTTAATAACCATCGCTGCAGATGCCAAGATACAAACATCAGAAACGTACTCGCTTATACCTGGTCAATCTGAGTATCCCTTACCAACAAACTTCAAGGAAGCTATCACCTTGATTGAGGGAGAACTAGGAAACCCATCTTGTGAGTACGCACTGACTGACATTTCTTCTTACGCAACTGGATATTACCTTTATGACGGTAAGCTGGTGTTTCGTCCTATGCCATCAGAAGCGAAGACAGTTAAATTTTACTATTATCAATATCCGGATTACTTGTATAACGAGGATGAAGTACCAGACATAGACGAAAGGTATCACGATGTATTGGCTTCGTACGCAGCGGCAATGATTTTATCCTTACCCAACATCCAGAACGTAAATACAACGCTGATTGACCGTTATTTTGCGGTATGGGAGCAGCGTAAAAGTGAATTCAAGGTTGGGATGCAGCGCAAAAACAAGCAAACATCCGTCCGCAGGGTGACCAATTATGATTAGGGAGGTGACACCTTGCTAACAGCCGGAGATTTAGTCCCAACCATCAAAAAACTAGCTGAGTCCTTCCTTGAAGAGATCGGTGACGAGGACAACGTTCAGAACTCATTCATCTTCCAGTATCTCAACCAAGGATTGCGGAGGCTTGCACACCTTGCTTATCAACAAAAAGACTCTGATGCGCTCTACATCTCGTCTGACGGTCTACAAATATTCACTGTAGGCGGCGCGCCAATAACCAACATGTACGCACCACTTCGGATATTGGACCCACAAGGACGTGATATGCAGAAACGTGTATCCTACGCCGATACCCGCGGCTGGTGGAGAGAAGCAACGAACACCAACATCACTATCAAAGGGTATGCGTTAGCCACAAACCCATTGCCGCAAGGTGAGCACCTCTTACAATACCTAGCCTATCCATCAACTGTCAGCTCACTTCATAGCCGTGTGGAGTTCCCGGATGCTGGTAGCATGGGTTTATGTTACTACGTGGCTGGATTGATCTTAGAGAGCCGCCCAACAGCCAAGGACTTGGTAAACCACTACTACGGACTGGCAGACGGTTATTGGGATATCGTATTGCTTGCGAATACAGCAGGACGTGGAGTATCCAGTGGCGGTATGGTGCCAAGCCAAGCAGATGCTAAATACTTCTACAGTAGGAAGGTGTAGTCATGGAGACCCCTTTTGCAATCGAGATTACACCATCACTTGGCATGAACAGCGCATTAAACCCCGGTCAACTACCGCAGGGAGCGCACAGGTTGGCACTGGATGCCTGTTTGAAGTCCATAGACACCATCGGAAAGCGTCCCGGTAGCGTCCCTGTTACATCATCTGCATTAGGTCAACCATTAACATGTCTAATGTCTTATAAAGCCGCAGCGTCGAGTGTAGCGCCTGACCTATTCGCTGTATCGGGGAATACATTGTACAAGTATTCCGCATCAGCACTCACGGCGCAGACCATGACTAACGCTTTCACATCTTCCAACGTGTTTGGAGTCGGATACACAGACTTTGCAGAGGTGTCTAACCTCTTGTTAACCAGCGGAGGTAGCTTGCAGCAGTACACAGGGACAGAGGTGAAAAACGTAGTTCCTGCGGCAGATGATCCGGGTTATGACCCAACGCATCCAAGCATATTGCCTCCAAACACACTAGCAACAATCAACGCACGAGGAATTAAATATATTTGGGTGTTTACAGGTCATGTATTTGTTTCGGACGGAACCGATCTCATATGGTACTCCAAGCGCTATCATTACGATTACTTTCCGGGTGGCGTTCAGTATTTCCGGTTTATTGCTGATAACGACTATGTAACTGGACCGGGGATATCATTTGGCGGATTATGCTTGATACCCATGCGGAGACATTGGGGTGTAATCACAGGGGAAACGTTTGATGACGGAGTATCTACCAACCCATTCAAAGCAAACCAGTATCTCAACACCTCAAATGGAAACATATCATCCAGAGGATATTGTAAAATCACATACCCTACTGGACAACAAACAATCGCATACATGTCTGATAACGGTGTAAATGAGATATTCGACACAGGTGTGAATGATGTTGAAACGTCCGGTACACGCCAGTACAGCACTCGCAACCTCATGGATAACAAGATCGACTTCAACAAGTACCGTTTCACAGATGCTGAAAAAGCTGCTGCAGTTGCTTCTTTCGACTCTATCAACGGGCGTTTATTGGTTGTAATAGACCGCGATACAACACACTACATGTTCGTGTATGAAACCCAAAATCAAGAGTGGTACATTTGGCGGCTACCGTGGTCTACAAAGTCTCTAGCAGAGTTTGAAGGCAGTGTGTACATGGGGAATACAACGGGGCTACTGCATACGTTTAATGAGGATCTAACAAGTGATTGGGATAACATAGGTAAATCGTCAGGAACAACGGTGAAAATGTATATTGCAACGGGGTTGTTGAGTGCAGAGTTCACCGGAGAAAGCTCATACTTCCATTACCTCCAGGTGGAATCAGCCATGTGGCTCGTTAAATCCTCCCTAGATATCACAATTGTGTACGGTGCAGGAGCTTTAGCGTTAGATAAGGCCATCTTCAATGAGATCGGCGTATATGACGTGTCAGCTTATGATGAGGCACAGTACGCCAACCTTAGATATACAGACAACGTTAACCAAACTAAGCGAAAAAAGATTCACAAAAAAGCAAAATATGCACAGATAATCTTTTCGAATGATCGAGATGAACCGATGACCATCCTCAGATACCGGATTGAGGGAACAGCATCGGGTATAGGGGGTTAATGAATGCCGAATGTGCCTATGACAAACGTAAATGCGTACTATTCCAATACTTCTCCAGGTAACACCATACTATCAAATGTCATTGATGCAGCTATTCAAGACATTGTACAGGCAATTAACGATAACTGGGCGATATATGAATCGTTCGTTACTAATGTGACCTTGCCAATACCGGATCAATCTATTGTAGAAAGACATATTCGTAACTTAGCGATCACTAATCCTAAACTAGCACCATCGGCAGTAACGAATGATAAAATTGCAGACAGTACGATCACGGCTGCTAAACTTGCGGATCTGTTAATCACAACTGCTAAATTAGCGGATTTAAGTGTTACCAATGGTAAGCTGGCAGCTTCAGCAGTAACAGGAGACAAGATAGCTAACTCGACGATCACGACAGAGAAGCTACAGGATCTTTTGATTACGACTGGTAAGATTGCTGATCAATCTGTTACTGAGCCAAAACTCGGTACAGGATCAGTTAGTACCAGAGCCTTGGCACCACAATCAGTCACGGCTTCTAAGATTGATCCATCACTGATAAATCCCATTTCCGATGCTGGGATACAGTATAGGTTTGGGTTGATTGATGAACAGTTGGCGGATATTTCGATTAACGTCAAGGAAAAAGGTGCAGTTGCGGATGGTGTAACAGATGATTCAGTAGCATTTCAATCAGTCAGTAATATGAATGGACCTATGTATATTCCACAAGGTGAATACTATATAAACTCAATCATCCAATTCAATAGTAAAATAGTATTTGGGTATGGTAATCCGGGAACTACAATTAAACTTGGACCAAATGGTGGTTTACTGTTCAAAGGTGATTTTTGTCATGCAACGGGATTTCGTGTTACTGCAGCGGATAGAAATAATCGCCCTGCATATGGTATTAAATTGAATTCAGAGAACCACTATGGTTTATATGAAGATATTCATTTTTCGTATTGCCAAAAAGGAATCTTAACATCTGACAATTGTTATGTGCAAAAAATGCGCGATATAACCGTGCTATATGCAGACATAGGTATTCATGTAGCTGGGAATGAGAATAATAACATTGTCATAGACCATTGCACGTTACTGGCTAATCGAGTGAACATCTACTGTGGAATGCCAACCGGAACCATATATCAGGCATTAGTTACAATAATTAATTGTGATATAGAGCAGTCTACAGAAACAGGTATATACATCCGTGCGTCAGGTCATTTTGTAGTAAATCATAATTACATTGAGAGAAATAATACATTACTATCTACCGATGTAGATAAATGTGGAGTGTTTGTTGGATCTGTTTCTTCAGGTCCTCAACCGTATAATTTTGTGTTTACACATAATTTTCTATTAGGAAATGGTATTTGTTTAACTTTAAGTCCACTATTGGAACGATTATATAAGTTGGATTCTAATACATTCAGATATGTTTCTACGCCTTCTTATGCACTAAGATTCCACAACTCATCAAATTACCAATTCCACAAAATCACAACAATTAATCATGTATATGACCTAGTTGATCTTATTACCAACGAACCTAGAGCGATAGATCCAATTGTTGATGGAGGATTGGTAAGGAAGAGCTACTACACTTCTATATCTAAATATGTAGATCCTTCAAATGGTAACGATGCTAATCCTGGCACATCTGCTTTGCCGTATCAAACCATACCGCGCGCGGTTATTGATCTACCGGATATTTTAAATACAGATGCTAAAATCATCTTAAAGTCAGGTACTTATGGAGCACAAACTTTTAAAGGTATACGCGGTAGTGGCACGTTTTCATTAGAGGCAGATGCAGGAGCGACACCTACATTTACCGGACCCATAACTTTTAGTTTGTGTGAAATAGCTACAACAATTAAAGGACTTACGATAAATGTGAGTAACAGTAACCCTATTATCGTAACATCAAGTAGCTATGTTACAGTGGATGGCTGCACATGCGCAGCATCATCAGCCGTTGCCTTTGACGGAGTTTATTTTGAAAAAGGATCTGAAGGTCGCGTAATCAATACATCGGTATCTAATTACCGCCATGCTATTAAATCCGTAAATAATTCGAATATCTACACTTCAGGTTTATCAGGATCAGGTAATACCGCAGCTTATGGTGTGCTTGGTGGAATTATAGCAAAAGGAGATAACTCTTCTCCTGCTGCAAGCGGTCCAGACTTCAAATCATATGGATTGATCATACCAAATTCGGGAATGGTGCAATCTGCCACTCAAGCTAACAGTATAGCTACAGACGTTGCAGGGGTAGTGGCTGATTTAAATTCTCTTCTTACAAAACTAAAAAATGCTGGATTAATGGCGTAAAGGGTGGGGCTAATGAGATTATCAACGGAAGTTATTAGGAAAATTATTCCGGCTGAACAGTCTATAACTATAACTACAGAGCGAATGTTGTTTATATCTGAGGATAAAACTGCTATGCAAATTGTCGCCACATACGGACTTTATGATTCAAAAGATACATTAATTGAACAAAGATCATGCGTAATTCAGGGAGACCATTACAGTTTAATTATGTCGAAGTCACCTTCTTTTGCTCCGGGTAAGCCAGAAAATGAGTATCGAGAAACTGACTTGTGGCATGTCATAGACATGGTTAAAAAAGATTAGTCTTAAGAGTGGACTTGTGATGATTAACAGAAATGTCGTTGCCTAATTTTACCTTACAATCTATAATTCTACCTATAAACAACTAGAGGTGGGTAAAAATGGGCGTTGAACTTGGGATGATGAACGAAATGAAAAATTCAATTTATAGTAATGATAAGACACTGAAACTAAATAGTTTTGTAATTTCTTTTATTATTTTCTTGAATATTTATCAAGTTGGAGTATCGTGGTTATTTAATATTGGT